GCCTAAAAGCCAAAGTCATGGGAACAAAGCAGAAGATGCGCTAGTACAATTAGCAGATGCAGAAGCAGAAAGAGACGCAATTTTATCTGGGCTTATGGCATTAAGCCTAACTAGCAGACAAATTTTGCACTATAGTTTCTGTGTGCAGGACCATTACTCTAATTACAAGATTGCTAGAGAAGTCGGCTATTCCGAAAGAAGTATTCAAAGAATGAAATCAGAAGCTTTGATTGAATTCGCAGAAGCTTACCGCAATGGAAAAATAATTGCATATAAATAATTTTTGGCGGTTTTTTGGCGTAAAGTTGGCGGTTTTTATACGAATTTGAATGCTAATATAGTAATATCGAAAGTCAAAGAAATGGACACATTACACAACGCTTTCTGGTTTAGTCACCGTTTGATTTGACTTTCGATGGTCACTTGCAGACTCACGTTCTCAATAAAATGAAGTGAGGTGAATAACCTCCTCTTTTTTCTACAGGTTTGCAAGTGACACAAATAGTTGCTAGGAATGCAGTAGTAACTACCTGATTCATACTAGTCGAGGTTAGGTATATTGCTCTATCCCAGCATATGACGATAAGAACATTAACCAGATCTCTGCGGCAGCTGCTTACGCACGAGAGCAATTCCTAAACTCATAGAGTAGCAGCTAGGTACGTTTAGGATAAACTTAATCAATTGTTTTTGCTGGTGTTTGATTGATCGGTCACTGTGGTGGAATATAGACCAAACAAGGTGCAAATCCTTGTCAGTGACATAATCATTTTAGCCGTGAAAGTCTGCGAAAGCTACGTCCTGATGGGAAAACATTCTGACGAGAGTGTGCAAAGGTTAATTTGATTTATTAGCAATTGCTAGGAGGTAGCTCCTTCTGGTATGGCGTGTAGCTCAATTGGTGAGAGCGGTTGGTTTTCAATCAAGTACATGCAGGTTCGACTCCTGTCACGTCAATAAGTAGCTTTTGCTGCTTAAATAAAAATATCGTCAATAATTCAAATGTAACTACCTTTACGATCGAATGACGGTTAAGATTTTCCCTCCTATCTGAGACTGCACTTCTGAGTGCGGTCTTTTTATTATTCGCATAATCAGTTATTCTGTATATATAAATTTGTAAAGGGGATAACGATTGTGGGAGAGAAAGCAAATGCAGTTAAAAATTTTTTATTTGAAAATGTTTTGTCAATAGTAGCTGATCAGGGAAAAGACTTTCTAAAAGAAAATGCTTTACCTTTATTAACAAATGAAATTGTGAAGCAAGGTGGTGATATATTGATTGATTACGGAGCTGGTTTGATACCGGGCATTGGGGGAGCTATAACTGAGTTTAGGACGAATAAGAAAATAAGAAACTTAGAGATTATGGTTCAAGCAATCAGTAGAAGAAACGAAGAATTGAAGGAGAAATTTGAAAAACAATCTTTAGAAAATAAGGAAGTTTTAGACGAAATATTTGAAATGGTCATGAAGAAAATTGAATCTACTAATCAAGCAGAAAAAATTGAATTTATGATTAATGGTTATTCAGAATTTTTGAATTTGGATAATCCATCTTTTGATGTGGCTTATTTATATTTTGATACGCTTGATAAACTGACTATTTTAGATATTTCAGTTCTTAAATTGTCCTATAAAACCAATACATTTGCTGATATCGATGGATACAATAACTATACAGAGTTATTAGAAGCATTCGATATCAATTACGACCAATATGTTGCAGTTAGAGAGAACTTATATCGGTTAGGCTTAATGCAAAATGAATATGATGATAAGCTTGCAAAAGATATAAAAAAAATGCAAATTGCCATTGAGGAAATTAGAAATTCTACAGAGAGCATATTAAATTCTTTGTCTGGGAAAAGAAAAATAAAATTGAAAAGTCTAACTAGCAAAAGTAAGATAAGTCTTAAAGCAAAGGATAGATTGAAAATATCAAAATTTGGAAAAGATTTTATCCGCTTTTTTATTATCAATAATCAAGAAAAATAGATCATTCTTTGAATGGTCTTTTTTTGTACATAAAAAACCACTAGGCTATGGGATCTAGTGGCTGGGTAGCATAACTCATGTTACTTCTGGGGAAGAATCATAAGTAGGTTTTTAATATACATTTAGGATGATGGGCTACCCAAGTGAAGTATACCAGATATTCGTATTATAGAAAATGATTATTTTGTACAAAAAACCCGTTAGAGCATAGGTTCTAACGGCTGGGTAGTTATATAAAGACTGTTGAAAGAATTTTAATCGCAAAATCTAAATTCAAAGCAAGGAGTCGCTACCCACTTAAAGTATAACAAAGGTAAATAAAAATGCACAGATATTGCATAGCTTTGAATATATAAATTGTTTAGGAGGTGAATAACATGATAAAGAATCCAAAACATCAGGTTTTTGCTGATGAATGGCTAATTGATATGAATGGCACGAGAGCATATAAGGTTGCATATCCAAATATAAAAAAAGACACCACAGCAAGAGTGAATGCAAGTAGACTGCTAACAGATGCTAACGTGAAGCGATATATTGATGAACAGCTAGAAAAAATGCAGAGCGAAAGAGTTGCAGATGCACAAGAGGTACTAGAGTATCTCACTAGCACCATGCGTGGTGAAAAAATGAAAGGTGTTTATAATACAGAAACAACTAATGATGAAGGCGAAATATTTACGCATCAGAAAAGCTATGAATATACTCCTAGCACGGAGGAGAGGACTAAAGCAGCCGAATTACTTGGTAAACGTCATGCGCTGTTCACTGACAAGCAACAAATAGAAGTTACTGAAATGCCAGTATTTGTTGATGACATCGGTGATGATGATGGTTAAGAAAAAACTATCAGAATTATTACCGAAAAAATTTCATTCGGTATGGAGGGCAACTCTTAACTCAGACATACTGAATATTGTTTGTAAGGGTGGACGTGGTTCTGGTAAATCATCAGATATTGCACATATTATTACTCAATTGCTTATGAGATATGCTGTCAATGCGGTTGGCATTCGATATGTTGATAATACATTAGAACAATCAATCTACGAGCAAATGAAGTGGGCGATTGAACAGCAAGGGGTAACACATCTATTTAAATTTAATAAATCGCCGTTGAGAATCACATACATACCTCGTGGGAATTATATGATTTTCAGAGGTGCCCAAAATCCCGAAAGAATCAAGTCTTTAAAAGATAGTAGATTCCCGTTTGCGATTGGCTGGATTGAGGAGTTAGGCGAGTTTAAAACTGAAGATGAAGTAACGACCATTACCAATTCACTTTTACGTGGTGAATTAGGAAATGGTCTTTTTTATAAATTCTTTTTCAGCTACAACCCGCCAAAACGTCGACAATCTTGGGTGAACAAAAAATATGAATCTAGTTTCCAACCTGATAATACATTTGTTCATCACTCTACTTATAAAGATAATCCTTTTATTTCGAGAGAATTCTTGAAAGAAGTGGAGGCAGCAAGAGATAGAAATCTTTTGCGTGCTAGATGGGAATACGATGGTGAAGCAATCGGTTCTGGAGTCGTTCCATTCAGTAATTTAAAAGTGGAGAAAGGCTGTATAACTGATGAAATGGTTGCTAACTTTGATAATATCAGAAACGGTCTTGACTTCGGTTATGCTACTGATCCATTAGCATTCGTACGATGGCACTACGATAAGAAAAAGAATGGCATCTATGCTGTTGATGAAATCTACGGAGTGAAAATCAGTAATCGTGAGTTTGCCCAAAAGGCGAAAGCAAAAGGTTATCAGTCTGATCGTATTGCATCGGATTCAGCAGAACCTAAATCCATAGCAGAATTAAACAATGAACATGGAATGGGCCACGTATTTGGGGTTAAAAAAGGACCCGACTCTGTACAGTATGGAGAGGAATGGTTGGATGATTTGGATTTTATTTGTATCGACCCACTAAGAACTCCAAATATAGCCAAAGAGTTTGAAAACATTGATTATCAGACGGATAAAGATGGCAATCCTAAGCCAAGGCTTGAAGATAAAGATAACCACACAATCGATGCAACAAGATACGCTTTTAGCGAAGACATGGAGAAAAATAACGTAAGTTTCATTAAATTTTAGGAGGTGGAATGATTGTTTCAAAGTGATTTAACATTGAGTCGATATAAAAGATTACGAACGAAATATTCTACGCAAATAAACGAAGAGCTATTTGATCCAAATGACTTTATAACAGAGATGAAGCCATTTTTTAATGACAGAGAGCGTAAATACAAAGCTTATACAAGTGAAGAAAATGAGATTGATAGCAGACCTAAACCAAACACAAAAATTATAAAAGTGAATAATAAACTTCACGCTGGCTTATACAACACCATTGTTGATCAAGCAGCTGATCATTTCACAGGTATCCCAGTTAAATGGGATTATGATGTTACTGAACAACGGAAGTCCTTAATTCAAAAAACAAAGGATTTATTTTTAGGTAACGTCAGCGCAAAGATAAAAACACCTAAAGAATTCGAGCGGCTTACAGAGCTAGTAAACGGTATGCGTTTCGCAATGTTGGATTCGGACACGGCACGATATCAAGGCGCTTGTGGTGTTGCTTTTCGTTTGTTAGAACCCGTTGAAACTGAGGGAGAGTGGCAATTGTGGGCATGCAATGTTGAGCCATGGAGAGCCGAAAAATATGAGAATGCAGATATTTTCATTCGAGAGAAATATGACACACACCAAAAGAAATTTTTCGAAGAAATGAAAGTTGTTACTAAGAAAAAAATCTTAACGTATAACAGATACGTGGAAACGAATTTAATGAATGCGGCTGAAACATTTAAATTGACAGCAGAAACTGATAACCCTTTAGAAACGTTCTACCTATCAGAATTTAAAAACAACACGAACCGTTATTGTGATTTTGAAGTAGCAGAGGAACTTTCTGATGCATTTGACAGAAGCCTGTCTGACCAACAAAACGAGGTAGAGCAATTTAAATTAGCGTATATGATGATTAGCGGGTCCCGTTTAGGTGAAGAAGAAGCACAGAGGATGATGGAGCAATTAGGTATTATTAACTTGCCAGATCCACAAGCTAAGGTTGGCTATGTAACGAAAGATATTAACAAAGATTTCAACGAGTATCATCTTAATCAGTTGAAAAAGCTTTACTACACAGTCACTAAGTCAATCGACTTCAACGATGAAGTATTTAAGTCTAATAGCTCTGGTGAAGCTCGCAAGTGGCAAATAATAGCACTAGAAGCCAAAACAAACACGAAAGAGCAGTACTTCAAAGAAGGATTAAAAGAAGTTGCAGAGACCATGGCGGCTTTTATAAAATTTAACGATAAATTAGAAGTAGATGTTTCTAAAATTGTGTTTACATTTAGTCGTAGTTTACCAACCGATATTGGATATCTTGCTGAGGCGTTACCTAAATTAGCACCTTATGTATCAAAACGTACTATCATTAATCAAATTCCATTCGTTAAAGATCCAGATTACGAGGCGGACATGATGAATTTAGAACAAGGGCAAAACTATCCAAGCGGGGAATACGGCAAGCTAGGCGGTGCGGATAATGACGAAGAAGAAAACAACGGCTAGTGAACGTTATTGGGAAAAACGCCGAGAATTAGAAGACAAAGCCCGTTTGAAACTAGAAAAGAAAACTCTTAGTGAGCTAGAATCTGTTTTTGAACGTGCTTTAGTTAAAATTCAACGACAGCTATTGTCACAAGCGGATTTACACGACATCACACAAAGCGAAATGCTAGAAGACTTTAGCAAACAAGACCAAGAAAAGTATCATAAATATATTGAGAAAAACTATGAAAAGTTGATGGAGTCTGACGAAGCTTATAAGCAATTCATAGATGAGTATTTCCCATCTTACGACTATGCAAAAGTCAATCGTCTATTGCAATTACGAGCAGACATTTTTTCTACTCTTGCAGGTGAAGCGATATCCAGTGATGTCAATGGTAAATTTAATAACGACTTAGAAAACATTACAAAACGAATCTACAATTCTAATTCTAATGCGTTAATACAATTATTAGGCGGTTCTGCTTCTGGTTTATCAAAAAAAGAGCTGGAAAACATTCTGAATTATCCATGGAGCGGCAAAACTTTTTCATCTCGCTTGTGGGGCAATATTTCAAGTTTAGAGCAACGTCTAAGTAATTCTATTATTAATTCTTTAGCAAGTGGCGAAGGTGTTTTAGAAGCTCTTAGAACGATGAAAAACGATGGTGTTATTAGCGGCATGTTTAAGTTAGAGCAGGGAAAGTTTAATAGATCGATTGAAAATCTTGTCAGAACGGAATATTCCCATTTTGCTGTAGAGGGGATTAGAGAATCATTTAGAGGAGCTAACGTTAAAGAATCAGAAAGTTGGTCTGCAGAAGATGAACGAGTTTGTACCATTTGTGGCGGATTTCATGGCCAATTAATTAAAAATGAACATCCTCCATACCACACATTGTGCAGATGCACAGAAATACCAAGAATTCCAGAAATAAGCGATGATATTGACGCTTTGTATGAAGAAATGTTCGGTGATCTGTTAGACGAATTCGCAAGTGATCAGTGGGGTGTTAAGTTGAATCATCCGCAAGTGTCTATAAAAACTAGTATCTTTGATAAAACAAATATGGCAAAATCAATTGGTGAAGAGAACTATTTGAAGTTTATAGAAAGTTTAGATTCTATAGATAATACTCAAATTAAAGAACTGCTAAATCGTTTAGGGAATCGCTTCAATTTTAAAGACATTTCAGAATCAAAAAGCTTTGTTAATGGTAATGATATACAATTATCAAAAGAAGCGTTTGACGGCACTAAAAATAAAACTCAAATGCAAGTAGTATTTCATGAACTGGGTCATGCTATAGATAATATCGGTGTGGAAATGTTAGACAGTGATTTTGATCGCATATCTGTAATGCCAGAATATAAATTAAAAAATGCGATAAAAAAAGATTTATTAAACGTTTTCAATAATGATTTAAAAGAAGCAAATGGAGATAATTATCAACAAGTCAAAAATCTAAAAAAACTTTCTGTTTTTGATCAAAGTGCTATAGTTAGAAAATATAAGAAACTATCTGAAATATCTCCGAAAGCATACTCTGCATTGTCAGATATGATGGAATCCACAGGTGGTTTTATAGATCACCCGTTAGGATTTGGGCACGGAACTAAATACTGGAAAGCATACGGAATGCAAGAAACAGAATTTTTTGCTCATATGACTGAAACCGTTGTTAACAAAGAAGCTAAAAAAATGATGTACGAAGTCTTTCCAACAGCATCGAAAATATGGGAAAATATGTTAGATGACATCTTAAAGGCGGTGAAATAAATGTTCAGTTGCGAAGAGGGTGCATGGTCTATTATTGATGCTGCAATTAAAAAGTATGAACAACATTTTCATGATGAGTTTCCAATATATGAATATATCGATGTAACAAAGAGTGATGACTTCGATTTTTCTATTCAAGGTGCTAAAAAATTAGCGAAATTCATTGATGAGCATATTAAAGAAAATAAATTGGTCCACGTCCCGTCAGATTACCATAGCAGACTTTACTAAGCACTTAAAGGATAACTTTGAGTGCTATTTTTATACCCTAAATTGGAGGTGATATCATGAAAGGATTATTCGAAGCAGTATTAAATCTAGAAGTAACCAATGGTACAGAAAAAGCCTATAAAAAAGCTTTTGAACAAGAAAACGAACGATACTTAACCAAACACACTTTGAGAGATGGCAACGGTAATATCGTCAAAGATGAGCTTAAATCAGTTTGGGGTGGTAATTATTGTCACGTTGATATTTTGTATTCGTTACCAGGTAAAAAAAGTAAATTAACTATTTCGATTGTGTCTAGGACTCTGCAAAATGTAAAAGATGCTGTCACTGATTATCAAATGCTAGGCGCTGAACTGGTCCATAAGAATTGGGAGTGATTAGATGGATCCCTATGATTACTTAGATGCAGATTATGAAGAGCATTTACTAAGAGAAGAAAAGCAATTAAAGTCTGACGAAAGTTAGGCTTTTTATTTTGTCCGAAATGACACTAAACTAGCGCAATGCTGGGCTTGATTGAATGGCGGGGCGCAATAAATAATCTAAAGCAATGCGGGGCGTGCAAACGAATCGTGGGGCGAAAGGAGAAACAAAATGAAAACAAAAAAATTATTACCAATGAATTTGCAGATGTTTGCTGATGGTGGGGGAAATGAACCAGAGTTCACTATTGATGATTTTAAAGCATTTGTCGAATCGAATGAAGATGCACAGAAATTCATTCAATCTCAATCACAAAGTGCTGCAGATAAACAGTTAGAATCGTGGAAACAGAATAACCTTGATAAGCTAAAACAGGAAGCTGTGAAGCAATATGAAGAAGCTAAAAAGAACAAAACACCAGAACAGCTAGAACTTGAGAAATTAAAAGCAGAGTTTGAAGCAGAGAAAGCTAAGAGCCGTTCGAACGAAAATAAAGCTTTTGTTGCTGAACAAATCGCGGGGTTAGAGCTTGACAAAGAATTAAAAGATTCAGTTTCCCAGTTCATGTTGAACACTTTAGTTAGTTCAGATACAGAGTTCACACAAAAGGCTGTAGAGTCATTCACAGGTGTTTTAAGCACCATCAATGAAAAGCATGCTGAAGCAATTAAAAACATGGAAATGACAAAAGCATTCGGTAATAAGCAACAAACTAATGCGACTGATGTGAATCAGTCAACTCAGCCGATTGAAAATCCTAAAGAAGCATTAGGGCAAAAATTACAAGCATTTAATTAGGAGGAATTTATAAATGAAAAAAACTACAGTAAATAATCTAGAATACTTAGATATTTCACAAGAGGTAAATGCATTACAACGTCCGTCAACACCGTTTCTAAGCTGGTTATTAGGAGCTGGTAAAACTAGCCCAGCAACTTCTACGGAGATCAAATGGCGTGAATCAGAACTTGATGGAGAAGATTCATCTGCACAATTAGAAGGCGGAGAATACAAAGATGCAGATTCAGGGCGTAAATGGTTCAATAACTACACTGAAATTTTCCGTAAATCTACTTCTGTTTCAGGTACATTAGATGCTATCAATGTAAATGGCGTAGGTAGTGAATTAGCTAATCAAGTCTCTCAACGTGCATTAGAAATGAAGTTAGATTTGAACAAAAAGCTATTAATTGGTGTAAAAGCTAATGAAAATGGTACTAAAGGACGACAAATGGCTGGTGTAATTAACTTAATCAACTCTGATAACTTAGTTAAAACGTCTGCAGCTGATGCAGTAACACGTAAAGATGTGGATAAAATGTTTAAAACTATGTTTGACAAAGGTTATGCAGGCGAAAAACTATGTCTGGTTTCGACTGATATGGTTGATTTAATGACCGATGAAGTTGATAAAGCGGGCACTAAAGTGTTTAACTTTGGAGATCAAGTAGCTTTTGGATTGCAACTAGGGAAAATCGTTTCAAATTATGGATCAGGTACAGCTTTAATTGAACCGTCATTGCCAAGTGGAACAATGATTGCTTTAGATACAAACTATGTGGAGCTACGTCCGTTACGTGAATGGCGCGCAGAGGAATTAGCTAAAACAACTGATTCAAAACGTATTGGTTTAGTTGGTGAGTACACGATTGAATACAACGCTTCGAATTCAGGGGCAATCTTAAACCTTGCAACTGCAGTACCAGGTGAATAATTAAAAAGTAAAGGAGAATAATTATGGTTAAAAAGTCAGAGGTCAAAGAAGAAGTAATCAAAGAGACAAAAGAAGTAACTGAAGAAGTGAAACCTGAAACAAAAACATTCAAAGTTTTAAAAAATAAAAATTTCGTTGGTTTTGTTCATCCTGAAACACGTAAATTTATTACAGCAGTTGACGGAAAAATCGAAGTGAGTGTTTCTGATAAAAAAGCTATTGCAATTTTAGAAGAAGCTGCAGATTTAACAGAAATTTAGGTGATTATATGACAGACGAACAAAAAAAAGTAATTATAGAAAAAGTTTCAAAAATGCTACCTAATGTTTCAAAAGAGCGTATTTCGTCTGTCTTAGACCTAGTTCTTTTGGAAATCGGATCTTACAATACATGTAAGATTGAAATTGATTGGGATTTACTTACCTCGCTTGTAATTGAAATTCTATATCAGTCACTTAAAAGCGAAACTGAACAAGCTGTAACTAGCATTAAGCGCGGTGATACATCTATTAGCTATGCAACCACGCAGCAGAGCATAACAGCGTTGCTTGGTAATTACAGCGACACTATTAAACGTTTAATTGGCTGTGATAGCGGGGTGTTTTTCTATTGAATGAAGCGGATATTTTGGCAATGACTTATCTTGACACTTGTGTCATTGAAAGAATGAACGATATTGAAAATTCTGAAACAGGTATTACGGAACAAGGTTATTCACCAATTCATGATGGGAAGTTAAAATGCGCACTGTCTCAAAGTGGTCTGGGTAGCGCTGGAAGCTTACCAGTTGTGGAAAACAAAGGTACCTTTAATATCACTTACGAAGATCAAAAATTGTTTTTAATGCCTGATGTAGATGTGAAAAAGGCCGACAGAATAACGGTCATTCAAAGTACAGGTCAAAAGCATATTTTATTTGCAAAGAAACCCTTTAACTATCCAAGTCACATCGAAGTGACATTGACAGGAAGTGCAATCGATGAGTAAAAGTGATTTTAGAATGACCTCGAATGCTGACAAAGTTATTGCAAACTTGAAGAAAATGACACCAATTGCTGAAAAAGAAGGTATTGCGATGGTCAATGATTCGTTAGCGAAGATTTATCAGTTAATTGTACCTATTACGCCGATTAAAACAGGTGATTTAAGACGTGGATACAGAATCATTAAAGCTAGAAAAACATCAAGTGGTAGAATCGTTGGCGCCTTAATTAACAATGAAAAATATTTTAAATATGTAAACGATGGGCACAGAACTAAGAATGGTGGATTTGTAAAAGGGCGATTCATGTTGCAAAAGTCTTATAAATTAGCTCATGCAACTTATATTCCAAAACGGTTTAAACAAATGGCTATTGTCATCGCGAAGAAAGGATAGGGTATGTACGATAAAATTTTAAAAATGCTTACTAGCAAAATAAAACAGTTCTCAGATGCGCCTATCTATCTTGATGATGTGATGCAATCGTCAGAACCGTTTTATTTCGTTTTGAGCATAGAGGAAAGTATGACTGATAACGTTGGTCAAAACGTTCAGAACAAAGCATACAACGTTGATATCGCATTGGTTGATAGTAAGAAAAATAAACAATTAGTAACAAGCCTAACAGAAAACTGTGGGGCTTTTTTTAATGTTTTGAATTTAGATGAAAATGAACTATTTTCAGAAGATTATCAGACATTTAAAACAGATGGAATTCAACATGTTAATTTTAATGTTGCTTTTCCTCAATTAATCGAATGGAGTGAAGAATAGATGACAGTTAAAAAAAATGTAAGTGTCATTTCTGTGGAGAAACCAACCTGGTTCCCACTAACAGATGACACAGGTGCTTTCCCAATCTACGGAGAGCCAACAACAATCGGGACTGCAGTAAGTATTAAACCAGATGTTACAACAGAAACAACGCCTGACTATGGCGATAGTGTAGTTCAAGATCAGTACGTTGCATTTGGTGGTGCAGAAGTTACTTTGGAAACAAATGGATATCAAAATGAAGTTTTAGCTGAAATTACGGGTGGTGAAAAATTGAAAGGCGGTGTTTTACGATCCGCAGATGATATTGCACCAGATGGAGCATTTGCTTATCGCCGTCGTAAATCAAATGGTAAATATCGCTACACAATTTTTTATAAAGGCAAATTTGCATTGACTTCTGATGAATCATCAACTCTAGAAGGTAGTTCAGTATCTTACACTCATCCAGAGTGGACAGGTTCATTTGTTGATGTGCCTGGTGTCGGATACATGTATTCAGTCGATGAAGACGATGATGGTGTTGACTTAGATATGATCAAAAATTGGTTTACTAAGGTTACTAATCCACGTGAAGAGTCTACAAATCCTGTCAGTGGTGTAACTTTAGATAAAACGGAATTAGTTCTAACGGTTGGTGAAACTGCAACTCTAACGCCAATAATCGCACCTGAAAACGCAACAAACAAAAACTATTCATTCAAATCAAATGATACTTCAATTGCAACAGTAACACCTGTACAAGGAAAAGTTACAGCAGTAGCAGCAGGAACCACAAATATTGTTGTCACTACTGAAGATGGCAACAATACAGCTGAATGCAGCGTAACAGTTAATGCATAATAAAATTTAAGGACGGCCAAGTGTCGTCCTATTTATATGGAGGAATTAAAAAATGGCAAGTAAATTACAAACGACAATTAAACTTTATTTGAAAGATGAAGAAGGCAATTTCACCACTAAACAATTTAAATCTGCTGAAATGTTACCAGGATCTGTTATGGAAGATGCAACAGAATTACAAGTAGAACTAGAAGAAATCGTCAAAACAAACGACATGGAGGAAATTCGGCCTGTCTTGCGTAAGTGTTATGACTTTATCGCAAAAGTTATTTTTGAAGGTCAATTTACGGGCCAAGAATTTCTTGACGGAATGGATGCACGTGAAATCTTAAAAATTACGGGGCAACTATTAGGGTCTGTTTCTAGCGGTTATGATGCGGTTTATTCTGATCAGAAAAAAAAGTAACAGATCTCCTTTATCATCCTCATTTTAAATTTAGTCCACAGTACCGAGAAGCAGAATTAAAAATTGCGTTGCTTGAAAATGGGTGGACACTAAACGAAATTGAGAATACAGACTTGAACGAACTTATGAAGCTTTATGCGTTCAGAGATGCTGTTAAAGAATTTGAAGAACTTAAATTCCTTGATGAACACACAATGTTCTAAGAAGGGAGGGGGTACTTATTGAACAATGAAGACTTAGTCTTAAAAATGATACTAGATGAATCAGGATTCTCCCAAGGTCTAAATTCGGCAGTAAAAAAGTTGCAAGGTTTTGATGGAGAGGTTGACAGAACAGGACAAAAAGGCGGCCGCTCTCTTGGATCTATTTGGACGTCATTTGTTGGTAACTTTTTAGCCAGCGGAGCAACTAAAATCATCTCAAAAGGAATTGGGCTGATTACCAGTAATATTGATGGAGCTATCAATCGCGTAGATACGTTAAACAACGCAAACCGTGTATTTGAAAATATGGGCTTTTCAGCTAGTGAAACATCAAAGACAATGGATAGCTTAAAGAAGAGTATTCAAGGATTACCCACACCATTAGACAGCGCAATTAAAGGTGTTCAATTAATTGCTTCGTCTACAAATGACTTAGGAAAATCAGAACAGATTTTCGCAGCTTTAAATAATGGTATCCTCGGCTTTGGTGGGTCTGCAGAGATGGTAGACAATGCGATCATCCAGCTATCACAATCATTTTCAAATGGTAAAGTAGATGCGCAAACTTGGAACTCAATGATTAACAGTGGTTTGGGCCCAGCTCTAAACGCATTAGCGAAACAAATGGGGTTAACTGCTGGTCAGATGAAAGAAGGTCTCTCTGATGGTTCAATTTCAGTTGAAGAATTTCAAGACTCTCTAATTAAATTGAATAAAGAGGGCGGTGGAGGCCTTAAATCGTTAGAGCAGATTGCTAAAGACTCTACTGCAGGTATTAAAACCGGATTGGCTAACATGAAAACTGCGATTGTTCGTGGCGTGGCCAATGTTGTTACTAAAATTGACGAAGGCTTAAAAAGTGCGGGTTTTGGAAGTATAAGTGAAATCATTGCTGACAAAGGGGCAAAAATGGAAGCAGCTTTATCTAAATTTGCCGAGATGATTCCGCCAATGATAAAAACAGCCAAAACATTGTATGATACGTTAAAACCTTACGCGCCATTGCTTGCAGGTTTAGCTGGTAGCATAGGAACGTTGATGCTTGTGAATAAAGTGAATGCAGCATTTAAAGCTTGGAGGGAAGGTACAGAAGCACTTTCGATAGCTCAAGCAATTTTAAATAAGACAATGCTATCAAATCCTTTTGTCGCAATATTAACTGCTGTAGTAGGGTTAGTCACAGCGTTTATTTATCTATGGAAAACTAATGAAGGTTTTAGAGATGCTGTCAAAAACATTTGGAAAAATATACAGGAGGTCATTTCAAGCGCTGCTGATGTAGTAGTAAAAGCTTGGGATTCGACAATGGAATTTTTCAGCAACATGTGGGATGGCACAAAAGAAGCTTTTTCAAATGCTGGTACATGGATGAAAGAAGCACCTGGAAACGCAGCCGACTGGGTTAAAAATAAATGGAATGGTACTAAAGAATTCTTTAGTGGACTTTGGGATTCAACAAAAGAAGGTTCAAAAAACACATGGGAAAACATTAAGCAGGGTGCTGCTGATAGTGCTAAAAGTGTTGGAGAAAGTTTTAAAAACGGCTTTGATAATGCAAAAGATTGGTTTAAGGGTATTGGAAAATCAATATCAGATGTTTTCACAACAGCATTTGATTTTGTTTGGAAATATATCGGTCCATATGTAACAGGAATCAAAAATGCGTTTAAAATGGTTGTTAACGCTATGAAAGCGAACATTGAAAATGTCAAAATGATCGCTGAAAATGTCGTTACCATTCTAAAAAATGTTCTGTTAGCTCCAATACTTTTCATCACATCAATGATTACAGGTGGATGGGAAGAGGCAAAAGAGAACATGATTGCCGTTTGGGATAATATTGCTGAAGCAGCTCAAACAATATGGTTTGGTATTAAAAATATCTTTTATAATACGGTTACAGCTATTTCCTATTCAGTCACTTCTATTTTTAATGGATTGATGTTGACAATTAAAAAGATTTGGATTGATGTGAAGTTATTTTTCACTTTACTTTGGATTGACATCAAATATGGAGCAATCAATGTTTGGATTGAAATTAAATATTCTATCATCGAAACGTGGATAAATATTAAATTTGAAGCAATTAGAATATGGGAAAGTTTGAAAACTTGGTTCTTCGAAACAGTAGAAAACATTAAAAATGGTGTGATCGATGGCTGGAACAACCTAAAACAAGGAACCATTGATACATTTAATGCAACTGTTCAATGGTCAAAAGATACATGGTCCAATTTCAAACAGTGGATTGTTGATACGGCGGTTGGAATAAAAGATGGTGTTGTTCAAACCTGGTATAGAATTAGAAATGGCACAATAGAAACCTTCAACAACATGGTACAAGGTGCTAAAAACGCATGGAATAATCTCACAAGAAGTGTCAGTGATACAGTGTCGAATGTAAAACAAACTTTTGAAGACTTAAAACATGTTGATTTATTTGAAATTGGTAAAAACATCATTCAAGGATTGATTAATGGTATCGGATCTATGATTAACGCAGTGGGGGAAAAAATTCAAGAAGTAGCTGGTAATATCAAAGAAAAAATAAAAGGGGCTTTAGATATTCATTCTCCTTCGCGCTGGATGCGAGATATGATTGGTAAAAATATCGTGTTGGGTGTTGTGGATGGCATTGACCAAGAAAAAGGAACTTTGGATAAATCGGTTAAAAATATGGCTGATTTACCTACAGAATTACCGGATTTTTCTGCCACAGGTAGATATGCTAATCAACAGGAATCACAAAGATCTAAATCAGATAAGAACAACAGCAATGCAACGACTACCTTTGGTGGTGATACCTTTAACATTAATTTACAAGCAATGGGTGAATTAGATGATAAGCAATTAATGAGCATGGCTCAAAAATTAGTTAAATACATTCAAGTTGTCAAAAATAGAGATAGCGATGCAGTAGGAGGTGCTTTTGGTGGAATTTAAAAGAGGTCAGTTTTTTCTTAATGGAAAACATAGCTCTGAATTCAATGTGTTTATGAGAGAAAGACCTGAACGACTTTCTGCGGCACGTGTAGTAGAGCTGAGAGAACGAATGGGTAATGACTCAATAGCTGTTGATTTTGAGTATTATAAAAATGTAGATCGCACCATTACATGCTATGCGAAAGCAAGAAATTTACAAGAAGTATCTTTCTTAGAAGATGAAATCTCGTTCTGGCTCGATATGGGAAACTACTCAGACTTTATCGTCTATTTTGATGAACATTACATCTATCAAGCCATCGTAACAAGTCCACCAAAGTTTACAGGAACAAGAAAAACAGGGATTTTAATTCCTTTTGAGTTTACTGTAAGTATCCGACCTTTCAAAAAAAATCGGATTGGACAATATTGGACAAGTAATCCTAAACAATTAATAAACACAGAAAAATATCCTTCAGAACCTACTATTCAGATTTTGGGTTCTGGGGATATTTCTTTTTTCATTAATAATCAGGAATACGCATTAAAAGCTATAGATGGAGATATCATTATTGATTCAGAAAAACAAGAAGCTTATCGAAAATCAGGTGGAGCATTTGAAATCTTGGATCATAAAACACTTTTCAAAGATTACCCAATTTTAAAAAGAGGAGAGAATAATTTTCGCTGGACTGGAAAAGTAACAGAGTTTAAGGTTCAGCCGAATTGGAGGCGAAAGGTTTGATTCCAGTTATTTTTAAACCTGGAGAAAAAGATTTTTCTACAAATGGATTAGGACGTCTTATTGATGCGACACGTTGCGAAATCACTGAAGAAGCTAACGGAAAATATGAACTAGAAATGGACTATCCAGCGATTAGCAGATTTAGTGATTATTTTGAAAATGGCTATCAGATTAAAGCAAAGCCAAATGACTTAGAAGAATACCACATTTTCGAGATCAAACAAACGTTTAAAGATACGTTTACCAATAGTATTGTCATTTATGCTCAATCTCGTACTTATAAACTAGGAAACAGACAAGTGCGGCTAGTAACAGTTGATAATCGTAATGGTGCAGAAGCTATGAGATTAATTGAACAGAACATGGACGAACCATGCGATATCAAACTTCATTCTGATATTAACACAGCTTCTAGTACGGTATTCGAAGCTAGAAACGTACTTAATTGTATTGCTGGTGAACAAGGTTCTTTGCTTCAATATTGGGGTGGAGAAATCAAACGAGAACCTTTTAAATTATCTTTGTTAAGACGTAGAGGACGAGATAACGTTGGAACTGTTCGTTATGGTAAAGATTTAAAAGGATTAACCATTAAATTTGATTGGCAATCAATTGTTACTAAAGTTTTACCATTTGCAGAGCTTCAAAGTGGTGCAGACGGAACTTCTCAACGGATTTATGGAGATGCGGTTAAGAGTGAATATATCAACAAATATCCAGATGTTTACGCTCAATACGTTCAGTTCACTGAAGATCAAGGAGTAAAAGATTTATCAAGCTTAAATAAAGTGGCAGGTAAATACTTTACTACATTATATCCAGGAAGTGATAAGCCTAAAGTTTCTATTGAACTAGAAATTGAGAAACTCACAGATTCAGAAGAAGCAAAAGAATTTGCGAAAATGAGAAACTATAATTTATTCGATACGTTCACTGTTTATCACAAGTTTTATGATATTGACATTCAAACGAAAGTTACAGGGATTGTCTATGATGCTTTAGCAGAAAAAACAATAAAGATTACTGCTGGAGATATCCAAGTTGCTTTTTATAAACAGCAAAGTCAAGATTTTCAAGAAGCAATTAAAACTTTAACAAAAAAAGACTACATGAGTAATTTTATTGATTACATTACCGATTTAATCAATGGCGTGAAAGGTGGTAGTATTCTTCAATATCCTAAAAATAGGCCGCATACGCTTTATTTTATGGATACAGATTCCACAGATACCGCGAAGAATGTTATCGCTATTAACAATCAGGGCATCGGATTTTCAACTACTGGGTGGAAAGGTCCATTTAGAAACGCTTGGACCATTGATGGTATTTTAAATGCCGACTTTATCAGAGCTGGTAAAATTAGATCTGATATTTTTGAGACATCATTCAATGCATATGGAGATATTTTGCGTTTAGTTAACGGCGCTCTGCAAGCTTGGAATGGGAAAACGAAAATAATGGAATTGACTAAGCAAGGATTAGAATTCTGGAATGGCAATAGCCACATTGGCTCAATAGGAACAAAAGGGAATCCTTTTCCAGACTTGAGAGATGTTAATGGAAATCTTGTAGTATCTGATGGCAATTCGTTACTACTGGTCGCAGATAATCCTCAGAAAATTATTGGATTATCTAATCAATCAGGAGCAGGTCATTTAATTACTGGTCTAACACAGTTCTTTGTTGGAAATAATTTTAACTTCTTTGGGCCAAAAGGAAGTAAATCAACTATTACAGTTGATAGATTGATTGTCGGCGGTAAGGAAGTCATCCCTGGCGATGGATCAGGTGGTAACGATGGTGACGTACCACCAGAGCTAACAACCGAAAAAGAGAAAAATGCTTGGGCGGTTTGGCAGTTCTTGAAATCTAAAGGCTACAGCGAACAAGCAGCTGCTGGGGTTTTAGGAAACATGGATCAAGAATCTGGAATTATGCCCGACATTGACGAAGGTGGCGGAGGTCCTGGTTACGGTCTAGTTCAATGGACATCACCAATCGCAGGTGAAAGTGGCCGTGCTTATGTGCAACGATTATTGGCTCAAGCTGGTATCACTGGTGACTATCGAAACATTACTACACAGTTGAAGTTGCTTGATTGGCATATGCATAATGGCCAATACATTCCATCGGCAGCTTATCCATATTCTGTTTCAGAGTTCAAAGCATTAACAGATATTGGCACGGCAACGATGGCATTTGAAGCGAACTTTGAACGCCCAGCGGTCACACATCCAGAACGAATTCCGATGGCTCAATATTGGTACAACTTGCTGAAAGACTTGAAACCTAGCAAGCCAACTTGGATGAATCCTGTTCGTTCAACTTATACGATTACTCAAGAATGGGACCAGATCGGCTGGGGAACGAACGTTATTCACGGCGGCATAGATATTGCTTCAGTGCCAGCAGGCACGAGCCCCCCTGTTTATGTGGCACGTAGCGGCACAGTTGAAACTGTCACTTATGATGGAACTGGTGGAAACTATGTTGTTGTTAAACATGATGATGGTTATTGGACCTATTATGGTCATTTGGATTCAGTTGATTTAGTTGTTGGTGAAAAAGTGACTACTAATAGTCGTGTTGGGATAATGGGTTCCACTGGACTTGCTAAAGGTATTCACCTTCACTTTGAAGTGTGGAAAGGTGGACAGTGGCAACGAATCAACCCACGTGATGTTATTAATTTTTAGAAAGGAGCAAATAAATGGTTAAATGGCAAGCGACACTAAGCACCACGGAGCCATACAATTACATTGGTATTCAAAATGTACGGCAAGGGAACCGAAATACCGAGGTTTTAGAAGCTGTATTAGTTGAAAATTCTTTGCCACTTGATTTAACAGGTTGCGAAGTATTTTTTGAATCAGTTATTGATAAAAAGTATCCGATTCAACGAGCGGCAAAAATTGTGAATGCCAAAAAAGGGATTATCCAGTATACCTTTGATGAATATTCTATGCAGTCATTGCACAGACAGGAAGCATACTTCAGTATTCATAAAGGCGACAATCTAATTGGCGCAACGCAGAACTTTTCTTATTTTGTTGTGAATGCTGTTTCTAAAACAGAAGGTGAAATGGGTTCGTATTGGCAATCAATAGAAGATTTGATAGCTGATATGACCGCTTTTATCAATGAAAATAAAGGCGATTTCACAGCATGGATGAACGCTAGAAAAGAAGAGTTTGAAAAGTGGCGTAAAAATCAACAAGATACATTTGAAGCGTGGCGAAACGGCCAAGAATCAGATTACCTAATGTGGTTTGAATCGATTAAGGACATTTTAAAAACTGTTGATCCAGGCGGAACAATGTTAGCCGAATTAATGGATGCACGTGTAGACATACAAGGGGTCCGCCACAATTCACTTTCAGAGCGTTTATTGGCTGATATGGATTATTTGTATCAGAGATTAGAAGAACGGCTATACACCATCAAATTCGGCAATGTAAACACGTTAGAAATTTTAGAGGATGATTCATTTTCTAAGAATCATGAAGCAGAAGTTGTCGGAACAGTCAATTTTCCAATAGAAGAAGGGGCGTTAATCATAGCGACAGTTGATGATCCAAAACAAAATGTTTTTACGATTGAAGGTGTAAATAATGGTTGATGCTAAAAGAATGATGGAAACTGATGAAAATGGTATTAAACGTCAGTTTTTTCCTATTACACATTTTTCAGCAATCCTTGGTTTATCAGAGATAATGAGCGGACAGGCAAAAGTTTTATCTGTTAACGGAAAAACTGGAGCAGTTATTATTACGCGTGCAGACTTAGATTTACCTAACGATGGGATTATGATTTCTCAAGAAGAATATGAAAAATTCAAACTAATTTTAGCCGATTATGAAGCTGGAAAACTAGGTGGTTCTGGTGTTGAGTTTGAAAAAGTAAAAGGAGATGAAGAATTAAATGCCTGATTTATACGTAGTGAAAAAAGATGGCGTAGCTATTGACGTACAGACTAGTACAGCTGGCGTTGTTGGATTGAATGAATTTGTAGATGGAAAGATTAGTGGTACTGGAGCAGGGACTGTTTCGTCTGTAAATGGTCATACAGGTGAAGTTGTTTTAACTGCTTCAGATGTAAAAGCGTTGCCTGACACAACCATCATTCCAACACTTCCTGGCAATGCTACTGCTGAAAAAGATGGTTTAATGTCTAAAATGGATAAAGAAAAACTGGATGCATTACCAGTTTTTACATTTGAAAAGGTAGGTGACGCATAATGGCAGATATCGTTCAGTTAAAAGAAAATGGTAATGCGAAATATATGAAAACACACGTTGATGGGTTGGATGGAATTGACGGAAAACTTGTTAAAGCGACTGGAAATGAAACAATTTTAGGAACAAAGAATTTTCAAGATGGTTTACAGTTTAAAGGGTTAACTGTCCAAGCTGGCATGATTGAGCGTGCAATAACAATGGCTGATAGAAGTGATACAACAAATATCACAGATGTAAACGGAAAATTGACTCGAATTGGAAATATAGTTTTTTTAACCTTTAACTTTAAGTGCGATAATTGGCCTACAGGAACTGAAACACGTTGGATCATTACTATACCGAAAGGTTACAAACGTGATCAAGGGTATCCTGCACAAACAGCACTTTCGCTTGTTAGGAACGCAAATCAACCAGCCGATGCCCGTGCTTATATTGATCAAAATAGTGTAATACAAGTGAAATCTGGTAATGGAAGTTCTTATGTTTCAGGAATGTGGATAACACCAGATGTGTGGCCAGTATAAGGAGGAAATTGCAAATGAAAGTAATATACAAAGTATTATATCCAATGGGGTTTGAAAAACACGAAGTGGAGGATAATTTTCCAACGTCTTTACCTTTTGTAGAGATTGAACCGCTTGGAGGTTTGGGCAATGAACAGTCACAATTCTTTAATTTTTCAGAACAAAAATGGGAAGAAGCAGTCACGCAAGATTATTCTAAAAAATTAAACTTATTAGAAAATCTTGCGAATAGCTTAGAAGTTTCAAATAGCGAGTTAAAACAAGCAAATGAAAAACTAACTGCTAAAGCAGAATCGCTTGCACAAATCAATTCTAAGACTATGCTTACGTCGCTTCAAAATACTAAAGAAATTGATGCGATTAAAGAGCAAATCGGAGGTGCAAAATAATGTATTCATATGATGACATTAAACTGATGTATGACTGGGGCTTTTTCACGCCTGAACAAGTATCAGAATTTGTGCCTAGTTGTATTACAGAAGAGGAATTTACTAAAATGACAGGAAAACCGTTTAGCAAAAGCTAGGCGGTTTTTTGTTAAAGGGATGGAGACGATAACTTGAAAGATGAGCCTTTAATTGAAATCGTCGATCGTTTGGCACGAATTGAGACAAAGTTGGATAATCATGAACAATTAAGAGAGAAAGCAGACATAGCACTCTCAATGGCCAAAAACAATGAAGGCGATATTGCGGAAATAAAAGAGAATCAAAAGTGGACGTGGCGAACAATTGCAGGAATTGGGGTTTCTGTTGCTGTTTACTTAATCACGAAATACTTAGGAGGAATTTGAAAATGATACTACCAGACAAGTATTACAAAATCATCAAATGGGGAGTACTCACTGTACTTCCTGCTAGTTCTGTTTTAGTAGCAACGTTAGGCAAAGCCTATGGTTGGCAACAAACAGATATGGCTGTTTTAACTATCAATGCCATTGCAACTTTTTTAGGAGTAGTAACAGGTGTATCAGCATATAATTTAAAAGACAAGGAGTAAACGAATGAAAAAGAAAATTTTAGTTGGAGCGTTAATCGCTCTATTTTTTATGCCTTTAAATGTATTTGCTGCTAAAGGCGATCAAGGCGTTGATTTGTCTATTTGGAATGGGTATCAAGCAACATTTGGTTATGCACATGATAAATTCTCAATTTCACAAATTGGTGGGCAAAACAACTATGGGATTTATGATCAAGTTACTTATTCTAGTCAAGTAGCTAGTACGATTGCTCAAGGTAAACGAGCGCATACGTATGTATGGTGGCAAAACGTCCTTACCTACGAAAATGCAAAACAAGTATTAGATTACTTTTTACCTAAAGTTCAAACACCAAAGGGATCAATTGTCGCCTTAGATGCGGAAGACGGCGTTCAATCGACGGATGTAACGCTATGGGCGTTAGACTATATCAAAGAGGCTGGATATACACCGATGCTTTACGGATACAAAGGGTATCTTACTTCATCTTATGATTTATCACGAATTGCAAAGAAGTATCAATTATGGATGGCAGAATATCCAGATTATGAAGTGACACCTTATCCAAATTACAATTATTTTCCTTCATTTGAAAATATCGGTATTTTTCAGTTCACGTCAACCTACGTTGCAGGAGGGCTAGATGGTAACGTTGATTTAACAGGTATTACTGATAATGGTTATACAAAGAATAACCAACCAGCAACAAACACACCAGCTATTGAGGAAGGTAAAGAAGTAGAAAATACGCCAAGTTCCGATGTTAAAGTGGGCGACACTGTTAAAGTGAAATTTAGTGTTGATGCTTGGGCAACTGGCGAAGCTATTCCGCAATGGGTAAAAGGAAACAGTTATAAAGTACAAGAAGTAACTGAGAGCAGAGTATTGCTTGAAGGTATCTTGTCATGGATCAGCAAAGGCGATATTGAATTATTG